GGAATGAGAAAATATAAAAAACCAATAAATGATGTTAAAAAATGTTTTAAAGAAAATTGTAAAAAATTATAATATTTATATAAATTGTGATATAATATGACATTATAGAAATCCGCAATATAATCAAAGTACAAAACCAGGTGAAATATGCATGCAAGAACCACTTAAATGTAAATATGTAGAAGAAATATATTTGGGAACACACGAAGGTATGCCTTGTTGGCCAAATTGGGATAATTGTCCAACAGGTGGTTGGGGAGGTCAAGTAGATTCTATTATAATTGATCCTGAAGGAGCATATGAATGGTGTGGTTGGCAACATAAAAATCAACTAGGAGAAGTTGATTGTTATGAAACTAGTACACCTTATGTTAAAAAACAAAATTATTATAGAAGTCGTAGAGTTTTAAAAGTATGTGATCATAAATATCATAAATGGGATGCAGATTGTAATAATGGTACAAATCAAAATTACGTCAAAGGTAACTGTGGTATAAATTCTAATTGTTGGCAAAATCAACGCTCTGAATGCTCTAATGCAAATTTATCTTATAATTCAAATTGTAAAAATTGGTGTTCTAATAATATGGCTCATTGTTCTACATCTATAAATAATTACTGTAATAGTTTACCTATTGATACTATGTTTTCTGATCCAATATGTAGAAATATTAAAGATACAATCAGAAAAGATAAATGTTCTATTAATGGATATTTATTTACTACAAATACATGTAAGGATTATTGTGTAGAATCGGATAATTGTAAAACCTCAATTCAAAAATACTGTACAGCAGGTAATTTTAATCAATATTGTAAAGATTATTGTAGTGTAGATGATAAAAGACTTGCTGCTTGTTCTGGTGCTATTCAAGAATATTGTAAAGGTAATAATATAAAAAATGATGCATGGTGTAAAAAATATTTATTAAGTGATATTTTTCGTTCAGAAACAAAAGTAAGAAATGAAATAGATAGATTTTGTAATAATGAAGGATCACAAGTACAAAAAGATGAAACAAAAATTGATATAACGAATTTAGAAAATTCAGATACTTTAGAAAATCCTATTTGTGCTTGTTATGATCAAAAATTAATAGACTATAAATATAGTAAAATAAAAGATAGAGATACAAAACTTTTATTTATATCACGTCCAGAATGTTTATATAGAAATTGTACGGCTGGTATTGATGCATTTAAAAAAACAGTTAATGGACCATGTAATATTAAGATATGTAAAATACATTTAGGTAATGCAAATATATCAAATTCAAGTGGTCTCGTAGAATTTAGAAATGATTGTGGTGATAAAACAGAAAGTACAGGTATAAGTACAGGTACAAGTACAGGTACAGGTACAGGTACAAGTACTAGTACAGGTACAGGTACAGGTACAAGTACTAGTACAAGTACCAGTACATATAATAATGACTTATTAAATAAAATAAAAAATATAAATTTTAATAAATTAACAGATAAAATAAAAAATAATAAATTTAATGAATTAGTAATAGAAGAAAAAATTGTTATTATCAGTGTTGTTTTTATTATTATATTATTATATTATTATAAATTTTAATTGTTAATAATAAATAATTTTTTTATTTATTTCTTTTCTAATATTTTGTAAATTATTATCAGATAGTAGAAATGTATTAATCCAAAATTCACTTGCTAAAATTTGTTTATCATGAAATTTAGAATATTCATCTCCAAAGAATATTCCATTATTTAAAAATGAAATAGTATTATTTATTGATAAATATTGTTTATTAGAAATATCAATTGATAGTTTTCTATTTAAATCAATTATATCATCCGAAAGTTTATAATCTAAAAATATATCAGTAATATAATTATTTTTCATTTCATTTTTATTAATATTTTCTAATAAAGTTTCAAGTTTATTTAATTCTTTATTATCAATACCTTTAAATTTTTTACAAATTGCATATTTTTCAGAGTTACTTGATCTACTAGTAAATGGTTTATAAATTATTACTTCATCATAATAAGTATTTAATAGTAATAATAATTTTAATGTTATAGGTGTAAATGTTTCAAAAATTTTTAATACAAAATTACCAGATTTTTTTTGTAACCTAAAAGCACTAATAATTTCAGCAAGAATTAGTCTATATGCCTCTTGTTCTTGATAATTTTCATTCATCCAATTAAATCCTCCATCTGCTGTTATTAAGTCTGCTTCATTTACTATTTGTTTAAGATCTTTTTGATTATTTATATTTGTAATATCGCCATTATTTTCTTTACATATTGTTACATTGTTTAATGCTTTTAAAATATCTTCTTTAAAAGTAATATCTTTTCCATTATTAACAGAAATACAATAAAACTTATCTTTTAAATAATCTTTTTCATTATTAAATTTTGTTCTATAATATGATGTAGCTTGTACAAATGCACCTGGAGCTTCAGCTAAAAATACCGCTGTGATTGGATTACTTGGTACAATATCAAACATTATTAATATTTCCCATAATTTATAAAATGCTCTTGATATAATACCATTTTTTTTAACTTTAAAATATAATTCTGACATACTTTTAATATCTTTATCATACTCATTTATTTGATGCTCAAATGAATTTGTTACTAAATGTTTTTTAGCATATTTTGGATCATCAAACATCGAACATTTTTCTTTAGCTGTATGAATGTAATGATGAAATCCATAATTAAATCTTGGTTGAGATTGAAAATTTGAAAATTTAACATCATATTTATTAGTTTTTAATTTTTCATTTTTTGGTATTTGACAAATTTTAAATTCAAAATTATTCATTATTATTTATTTAATTAATATATATTTAAATATATATTAATTAAATATATTATCAATTTTTTTATATATTATTTTAAAATATGTAGTTGTTAATAAATAATTTAAAAAAGACCTTTAACTGTAACAATATGCATATAATATATTAATATATTAATATATTATAATAAAAATTAAATTTATAAATTAATTTTTTTGAAAAATGTAATATCTGAATAAGAAAGAATATGAATGAAAATTTTTAAAGTTTTCGTCATAATACTTTGCTGTTGTCATTAAATATTTTTTAGTATTATCTATGCTTTCATTTTTTACATAATTATTAAGATAATCTTTATAATTATCAAATAAGTTTTTAAATGTATCTGTTTCAATTAAAGATAATCCAATTTTATCCATTGATTCAATTAAAAATGAAGGTTCAACTAAATATTCTTTATAATAATCTTCTTGATTGATCCATTTCATTAAAACATCAATTGCTAATCCAGTTTGTTTTAAATTTTTAGTATTAGAAGGATACAATCTATTAATATCATATAATATTGAATTGTTACCGTCACTTGACATATATTCTGCATTTATTTTACCATCTTTATTAAATGTATTATGTACAATATTAGCATCAAAAGTAGTAACTAATAAAAATCCATGTTGTCTTAAATGTTTTTTAACATTGTTTAAAAAATTATTAAGAGAGTTGTCGTTTTCAAAATAATAATGAATTGTGAATTGAGCATTCACAATATCAAAAGTTTTATAATTGTTACTATTTTCATCTTCACCAAATGTATTTATTATTAATTTTTTATTTTCATCATTCATATTTCCAATAGTAGTAATCTGATTTTTAAGATCAAATTTAGCAGAAGCAGAAGCTTGGATAAACTTCATGTTTGTAAAATTAGGAAATTTTTTTTTAAAATTATTATATCTACTCGTTGCACTATCACCTGCAGAAAATAAATTTCCATAATCAATATCAATACCAATATATGATCCAACACGTGCGTGATAAAATTTATTGATATCACCACCTACACCACATCCAATATCTAAAATATCCATTTTTTTTTTATTATAGGATAAACTACAATATGTATAAATTATATTTGATTTAATAAAATTATGAAACTGTCTCATTTGTTTTGCTAATTCATTTTTTTCTTGATAATATTTATTTTCTTGTCTCATTTGTTCAATAGATTTAGCTGTAATTTTGCTTTTTAAATATGTAGAATGTTTTTCATATGTATCTAATTTAGAAAGTAATTCAATATCACTGATTTCTATACTATCCATCATACTTTTCCAGGTTTTATTACTTACCCATTCAGCATTACCATATTTTTTTTGATATTTTAAAACCATATCTGTTTTGTCCATTCGTGTTCTTAATGGTATCCATCTAAAATGTTCAGATAAGTTTTTATCATATGCAAATTCAACTACTGTTTTATCTTCAATAATATTACCTTCTATATCCCTTACTTCATTATTAGTTAAATAAATATTTGCAATATAATTTTTTTCTTCTTTTTGAAATAATACAGGTGTTTCTTTACCGTTTTCATTTTTTCCAACATATAAATTTAATATTCTATATATTTTGTTTTTTTCTTTTTGAATTTCTCCTTTATCATCTATATTTAATTCATCAGGTTCTTTTATTGAATTATCATATACATTTAAAATTTGTTTTGTATCTTGATCTTTTTCATATAATACATAAAAATCAATTGAATTTTTACTACTTGGTTTCCATTTAAATGTTGATTTTACTGTTGTACTTGATATAATATTATATTTCTGTTTTATTGGTGTATAGATAAGCCCATCTAATAAATACGGAGCATTTACATATTCATCCCATATTAATTTACTATAAAGATATATTTCTACTGGATGACCGCCAATAGGAAATATAAAATATTTACTTAATATTATATTTTTTTTATTAGATTTATTTAATATTTCATTCATAATACTAACATATTCTTTAATATCTTTTTGATAATATTTTTTTATTTTTTTAACATCAAAATCTCCGTTATACTTGTTAATTGATTTAGTTTGATCAAATAATTTCATTGTAACATCATTTAATAATTCATATCTTTTTGTTAATAATATTTCTTCTCTTATATCTTTTCCTTGATGAAATAAAATATCAAATCCTAAAAACATAAACTTTTGATATTTTTTTATAAATATATATTCTCCATCTAAAATTGTATCTTCATAATTTTCAATTTCTTTTTTATTATATTCTTTTATTTTTTTTACTACCAAATTATTTGATATTAAATATACATTCTTATTAAATATTATTAAAAAATGTCTTTCTCCATCTGCTTTATCTGTAACTGAATAATCATTAGGAATGATATCTGTTATATGAATAACTTCTGCTGATACTGTTTGAACAGCTGGTAAACCTTTAATATTATCTGCTGATTTGGTCAACTGTTTTAATTTTTTTAACACATTTTCTGTTTCATCTATTGATATAATTTCTTCTGTATTCTGAATTATTTTCATTAAATATATAACTTCATTTATAAACATTGTCATGTATTTTTTATCTAAGTTTTTGATATCTTTTTTAAATAACATCTCTACTTCTAACTCATACGTTTCTTTACCTCTATTAATATATACAGCTTTATTTGTAGTTTTTACAAATGTCAAATCTGTACTAATTTTAATATTTTCATCTTCAAATATTAATAAAGATAACCTGTTTTTAAATCTAAAAATTATTTTATTTCTTTCTTTATTATTTAGATATTGAAGTTTTTTTACTTGTTCAATATCTACTTTTTTTTCATCTGATAACCTAAATTTTAAATTATTAGGTGTATCTACAAACATATTATCTGTATTTTTTATTTTTTCAATAATTAATATATTTTCTTTTTTTTGTAAAATATAACTAGATAATAATGCAAAAACTACATGATTCTCCCGTTCATAAATATTAGAAATAATATTATTAATATTCTCTAATTCATTTACTGAAATACGATATGAGCTTAATCCATTATTATCATAATTATATAAAACATCTAAAGAATTTTCAGATTTAATTGTTAAATTATTTAGCATTGCTCTTTTTTTAAAAGATTTTAACATATTGTTGAAAATTGTCAATGATGTGATTTGTAATATTGATATTTCCGCTTCATTTGTACTTTTAACTTTTTGTAATTTATCCTTAATATTATTTAAAAAATCTTGGGATAATATTTCAGTCATAATATATCTATTAATAATAGTAGATTTTTTATATTGTTTATAATTATTTTTTGCAATATTTTTAAATATATTATTTTTTTCTATACACTAAAATACGAGATATAATAGTATAATTATTATACATATTTATCTTCATTTTTACTTTGCTAACTAGTACAAAGTAAAAATGAACGAAATCAAATATAAATTAAATATTCTTACTTTTCTAGAATAGCTTGATACTTAGTTATAAAAAAAGCTATATTTTTTGCTAAACTTTCATCATTAGTAAAATATGTTGCTATATTTGAAATACTCTCGTTTGGTATTTCATTTATTTTATTAATTTCTTCATTATTATCCATTTTATTAATTGGTCTTGGTCTTGGTCTTGGTCTTGGTCTTGGTCTTGGTCTTGGTCTTGGTCTTTGTAATATTGTTATTATAATAAAATTAACAATTTTAAAAAAATTCAATTTTTTTTAATTATTAATTGTTCTCTCATTTGGATTTATTTTTAACATTGAATATATCATATTTATAACTTGATCTAATTTATCATCGTCTATAATATCAATTTGTTTTTCTTCTTTAATAACTTGTTTTATATCCCAAAATTCGGGTTTTTTAACTAGAAATTTACCATTTTTATCAAAAAACTCTTTTTTCTTATCACTTTTTTCTATCATCCATTTAGGTATATTTCCACATATTTCATAAAACCAATATACATGATGAAAATCCCTACTATGTTCATTATCTTTTTCTGGATCAAATAATATATCACCGGTTAATATTTCATATATAGTACATCCTAATGACCATATGTCGCATTTTTCATCAAAACCACATTTTAATACTATTTCTGGAGCTCTATAATATCTTGTTTGAATTTCTGTTTTTTTATCATAATCATTTAAATCTATTATAGAACCAAAATCTGATATTACTATTTTAATATTATTTATATCATCTTCTAATTCTTTTTCTACTTCTTTTCCACTTTCATAATTTTTATTTATTTCATCCATTATTATAATTACCTTATCTTTCATTTTATTATTTACATTTTGTTTTAACTTTTTTATATTTTTTCTTTTCTTTAATGATAACGAATAATTATTTTTTTCATTATCTAATATTTCTTTATACATATTAGATAAATTATATTTATCAATTTCATTAATAATACATTTTATATTTTTTTCATAACCTTTTATTAAAATATTTTCTGGTTTTATATCTGTATGAATCATTTTTAATTTTTCATGTATATCTTTAATACCTGCTATAATTTGCAAACTAATATTATAAACTACTTCTGGAGGTAATCCTTTATTATATTTACCTCTTCTAATTAGTTGATATAATGAGCATGCCATTAATTCAAAAACCATACAAATAGAATATTTTTTTGTATCTAATGATTTAACTTTAAAATATTCTATCATATTCATTAAATATTCTGATTTAATTTTTGAAATTTTTAAAAATGTATTAACTTCTATTTTACCTTCTTCATAATATTCTGAATTTTGTATTTTAATAGCATAATAATATATTTTTTTGGGATCATTTATATAATAACTTAACCATACTGAAGCGAAACCTCCAGATCCAATTTTATGTAATATAATATATCTATTATCTAAAATCATTCCATAATATTCGTTACCTAAATCTTCATCAGCATAATCACTGCTTTCCGAATCATCGTTATTGCTTTCCGAATCATCAGTATTGCTTTTCATACTTTCCGCATCATCGTTATTGCTTTCTGAATTATTATCGCTTTCCGAATCATCATCACTTTTTGTATTATATGTTGGCATTATTTATTATATAATAATATCTAGTTAAGTATTTTTTAATTATTTATTAATCTAATAAATATGATCTTTGTGAATAATGTGTGGCAAAAGATTCACTATGTAACCATTTATCTTTATTATCTTTATAATTTATTACATGATAATTATGTTCTGTGTAAAAACAAGAAGGATATATAAATATAGATGGTAAAACAATATATTTTGTTTTATCTTTTATTGTAGGATCCAATAAATATCCTATTACAATATTACGAAAAACACAAACACCTGTTATATTAGCTAATGAATCATCTTGTTCATACCATACATCATTATAATTAATTATATAATTATTAGGGTTCATATTTTCTAATAATCTTTTTATTATTAAATGTTCTTTCTTTGACATAATAAAAGCATTATTTATAAATATCAAATCTTCTAAATCTGCAAAGCATGTTTCTGCTCCAACTACAAAATCATATTGATAAAATAATTGTTCTGTTGATTTAAAACATTCAAAATCATTTATATCAACATATAAACCTCCTATATCATACAAAATTAAATATCTCAATATATCTGATTTACCTCCTAATAATTGTATTTTAAAAAATATATCAATAGCATTTTTAAAATTACTTTTATATTTATTAAATAATTTAAATATATCTTGTTTATATTTTACAATAATTTGTTTATTATTTAAAATTTCTTCAGGTATTTCAGTAGTATTATAATCAGTCCAAAAATATATAAGATGATTAGGATGATTATTTAACCATGATTTATAATATCCTGTTACAAATTTTGAATTGTCATTTTTTTTTAACCAAATAAAATGAATATTTAACGGAATATAATTTATTTTAGATATTTCTTGATCATATATATTATGATATTTATAGTGTAATTCTAATACTTCTATTATTGTTAATATAAATATCGATACAAATGCATTATTAATATAAGGTTCCATTAATTTTATATTTCTGTATATATTTTTTATACTACCACAATTTAAAAAAAAATCTTTTGTTATTATAGTTGTTTTGTAAATATTAATTAGTATTATATAACCTAATGTTTTAATGTCTATATTAAATTCTGTTTCTAATGTGAGTATTTCATCGCTATAAGTTTTAAATATTTGCTGATTAGGTTGAATAATTTTATTATTAAAATTAAAATTTATATCTAAACTATTTTTTAATACTATAAATTTACAATTATTAAAATTATATTCTTTTAAATTTATAGTATATAACATTATAAATTTTGTATTATATTTGTTTTATAAAAAAAAAAATTTTTTTAAAACTTATAATATTAAAATATTTATTTTAATATTTTATTTGCTATATTTATATAATTATTTATTTTCTCTTCTGACATTTTTGACAGTAATTTAACTTGTATTGCCGTTGAATATATTTTACTTAATATATTTTTATGTTTATTTACAAAATTCCAATACAAACTATCCCATAATTCAAACCAACTACTGTTTTTATAATTACTCATTTTTTTTATATAATTTGATGAACTAAAGTATGGTCTTGTCATCATACTTAAATCTTTTAATGCATATTGCGACATACCAAAAACATTAGGTACCATAACCCATTCAAAACTATCAATAAAACATATCATAAACCAATCATATAATTCTAATGGATGAATTTGATTTAACAAACCAAAATTACCCATTACCATTAATCTTTCTATATGATGTAAATATGCATATTTATCAACTTTATTAATCATATCATCTATAATATCAATTTTAGTATTACCAGTATACCATGATTTAGGTAATTTATTATTATGTTTTAAATAATTCATTTTTAACATTTCTTCACCGTGATAATGATAAATAAATCTAACATAACTTCTCCATCCTATAACTTGTCTTATAAATGCTTCCACTGTTTCTATATTCTCTTTATTCTTTTTATAATATTTTAGTATTTCATTTACTACTTGATCTGGTGTTATTAAACCAATATTTAACATAGGAGATAAAACAGAATGAGAACCAAAAACAACATTATTTGATATCCCATCTTGATATTTGCCAAATGTTTCTAATTTTTTTTTTATAAATATCTTTAAGTGTTCATATGTTTCTTTATGTGTTATCGGATAATAAAAGTCATCAATAGATCCAAAATTATTTATAAAATGTTTTTTTACATATTTTTTAGCTTCGTTTATATATTCATTATCATAAGTTATTATTTTATCTTCTTTATAATTTTTATCAAATGGATTTCTATTATTTTTATCAAAAGACCATTTATTTTGTATTGGTTTGTTATTATCCATTAAAATATTTAATCTTTTGCGCTGCCATTTATAAAATGAATTATCATGAAAGTATTTTTTTTTATTTGTATGTTTGTTTCTATATTCTTCTAAATCTTTTCTTGTTTCTAAAAATAATGGTGTATCGTATATTATTAATTTGTTATGTTTTAGTTTTTTTAATATAGGTTTATCTATTGGATCATATAAGTGTACCTCTGAAGCATTTGAAAAAATATCTTTATAATTAACTTTATCAAATGTTACATAATTAACATTTTTGTAATCTTTTTTTATTAAATTATAATAATATTTCATTGAAGCTCTATGAAATACTAGTTTTTGTTTATGAAATGGTTTATCTGTAAAATAAAATGGTTCTTCAACTATATATATTATATCCATTTCTTTTAAATACGGGTTATTTTCAAATAATTGTGTAGGATATATAATAAATATTTTCATTATATTAATATAAAATATAATATAAATATAAAATATTTATATTATATATATAATGCAAAGAATAGGTTTAAATAATTCTAATATTAAATGTTGGTTTAATACTTGTATGCAATTATTATCTAGTATTCCAGAAATAAATAATTTTTTTGACAATTATACAAAAAATGATAATTTAATACAAAATTTAAAAATATTTAATAGTATTATTCGTCAAAATATACTATTAAATATGTCAATAGAAGAACTAGATAACTTAAAAAATGATTTAATATTTAATAATTTAAATCTGGAATGTAAGCGACAACAAGATGTAACAGAATTTTTTAACAAAATTTACCTAAACGAAGACTTGCAAAATGAAATTAATAAATTATTTCAAAATACAAGTACGACGATTGAAATATGGAATATAAATATTAATAAATCTTGTATAGAAAAGAAAAAAAGAGTTGCAGAAAATATATTTTTAATAATATATGCAGATGATATAAAAGATAATAATAATCTAATTGATATAATATATTTAAAAGAAGAAATATTTAAAAATAATAATTTAACACTAAGATGTGATATTGATGAAAAAAATGAAATATTAGTAAAAGGTGATGTATTAAGAATTGAGAATTATGATTTTAAATCAAAATATATATTTATAAATTATATAACTTATAAAACTGTAGATAAAAGTGATAAAAAAGTTTTAAATTTTAAACCAATACAATTATATAAAAGATTTAGTTATAATAATAAACATTATATTATTAAAGGAATTATTATACATGCTGGTAATTATACTATAGATTCTGGACATTATTATTATTTAGACTATAATAAAACAAGTGATGAATGGTATGAATTTAATGATAGTAATGTATCAAAATCTAAAATAAATATAAGTAATAATATTTATTCTTTTGACAATGCTGATAAAAAACCAGTAGTTATTTTATATGAAGAAGAAACAATTCAAAATCAAAACCAATATCCAGGAACTATAAATTTTAATTTAGATGAACATATTAAATTAAAAAAAACACAATTAAATAATAATAAAGAGCTAAATGATCTCTTATTAAGAGAAGATTATTTAGCAAAACTAAACCCACATATATCTTTAGGATCTCCAAATTCTCCACCACCTCTAGGATCTCAAGGACCTAAAATAAAATCAATAGATGAATTAAGTGTATCAATAAATAAATATTTTAGTTTATTTTAAAAAATAGCATAAATAATAAAATTGTAAAGTATAATTATAATTTGTATTTTTATAAAACTGAAAATATAAAATTTATTAAAAATAATTATTATTTATATATTATATATTATATATGAATAATAAAATAAATATAATAAGCTTATTAATTAATAATATAATCACTGAACCTAATATAGTCACTGAACCTAATATAGTCACTGAACCTAATATAGTCACTGAACCTAATATAGTCACTGAACCTAATATAGTCACTGAACCTAATATAGTCACTGAACCTAATA